CATCATCATTTCTCCAGCAGAAACCGCACCCGGCTTATAAGATGCCATTGCCCTGAACTGTGTTGCAGTCAAGCCATATGCTTTTCGCAACGCTATTGTATACGCACGACTGGCACGAGGGCCGGCTGATTGCACCCTGCCCATAACACTCTGAATTGATTTAGAAATATATTCCATTCTTTCTGGAAAATCCATTCCGGCGGCTTTAATTGCATCAAAGCTACCGCCCAGCGAAGACATCACTGCATTAATTTTACCAGCAGATGCCTGCGCACTATCCAAAGTCTCAAATTGTTGCAGCGGCGTCATTATTTCACTAACGCTTAGACCCATTCTACGTGCTCTTGTTTGGAACAAAAGTGTTTGTCTTGTCATTTGTTCTGTATCAAGAATGTCCATAAAGCTTTCAACGTGGCTGCTAAAATCTTGCCACACCCTCGCATAACTCTGACCGGTTGTTTGAGCAAACTTATTTAAAACCGTGCTTGTTTTTAAACTTGCTTCACGCGTTTTGCCCAACACTCCTTCAAATTTATTAAAAACGCCCAGAGTTGTGCCTGCCGACACGCCAAGCTTTTGATACATTACAACTTGTTTAGTAATGGCCATTGAATCTTTTGCAAAGGTGGGCCCTGATACCTTTGCATACCCTTCCAGTGCGGCTTCCATGCTCCTCGCCACGTCCTCGGTCGAAAATCCTAAATCAGCATTTCTCCTTTGAAGATTAGTTAAATCGGCAATCATGCCGCTGGTTTGACTGCGTGTGGTGGATGCCAGCTTTGTTAAGCTTGCGCCCATTTCATCAAATTTACTTACTGTTACCGCCATGGCGGGGAGTTTTTTTTCTAACACCGACCAGCCTTTCTCTAATAAAGAAAGTTTGGCGGCGCCGAGGCCCTTGCCGGCAAATTTGGATTCTGACTTTAGCTTTGTCCGCTTAAAGTCTCCTAAAATTCCTAATGCTAATTTTTTTTCATTCGCTGGAAATGTATCAGCGAGTTCCTTAGCCTTGTCTACGTTGCCAGCGTGAAGGAATTCTAGAAAAGCTTTAGCGTTTGCCGAAATAAATGCCATAAAATAATCCTCTCCCTACTGTATAAATAGTTTTATCGAGAATTATTTTTATTACGCTCTTCTAAATGTTTGGCTAATCTTTTAGCAAACCAATCTCTTAATTTTATAGGCAGGGAATATAATTCGTGGAAACCCCAATTGCCATGTTGTTTTAAAAGAAAGAAAGTCTCATATACGCCGTTCATATACTCAGTCGTCAGGCCAAAAAAAGTTGCCCGTAATAGGCAAACCCCCTTCATTAGTATGTTCACACCGTGAACATTCATATTTATACATGAAATCAACGCCCGGAATATATTTAGCATAAATTTTTCTCAATGCTCTAGAATCTGCAATTGGCATATTTGATATAAAGTTTCTAATAAAAATTAGATCATCATTGCCAGCAACAGATTTTATCATTTGACTATATCGCTCTGTTATTGTTTGTTCTGGTAAATTATGTTTTTCTTTTGATACGGCTCTATCAAACAATTCTTTTTCATCGACGCCCGTTAACATTTTTAATTCAATTTTCATTTTGCTCACTGGCAGATCTACAAAAATAGTGCCAGCCGGTGTGATATCAACATCAGAATAATCTACTTTTTTATTTTTGGCTTTAGTTAAATCCAACTCCAACTCATTCAAAGCAAAACAAAGCTCACAAGACATAGTAACAGTGTAGTCTGTCCCATAACCATTTATTCTTGCATTATATAATATTGCATCTCTGTCGCCCGACAACAACGAAGAAGATTTAATTGTTTTATCTACCAATATACTTTCAATTAATTTATCAAAAACAATGCCAGCTTTAGAATATGCTGTATTGACTAAAATATCTTCCTCTTTAGTCGTCATATAATAAACTTCAGCCGTTTTCTTATTGTAAAGTGGATGATCGCTTGGATAAAATTTTCCTTCTGAGGGGAGTTTTACCAAGTCAATTGGTGGTGTGTACTGTTGTTGTGTTTTAGTTGGGAAAACAAAGTTTTCTGCGTTTCCATTACTCATTTATACCTCTTATTATTCACTGACCCCGGAATTATTAACATTAGTGCCAAGTTCAAGTTCTGCCCAATCATATGATACCGTAACTTTGATATTTGTTAAATCATCGCTGTTATAATTTAAATCACTAAACTTAACTCCCTTAATAAAAGCCCCATGTAAAAACCACTGTTCGTGGACTTCACCGTCTGGCTTAAGCATTTGAATGGCAACTTTTCCCAAGCTATTTACCAAGCCATATTTTGATAAATCTTTTATATTTACTGAACTTACCTGATCTGGATAATCATATGCGCAGCCTCTAAGCTTTTGCATAAAAGTATTGGCAGTTGAAGCTGAATATAATTCTCTTACTGTAAAACTAATCTCTTGCCACTTAATGCTTTCCGGAAAATGAAAATGCCAGTTTAACAATCTGTGCTCTGAGGTGACAATTGTGTATCCCGGCCTCGCAACTTCACTTATAAGCGCGACGTCGATATCTTCAAGGCGCAACAAAAATCTATAACTTTGTTGTGCGTCAACGACGACGCGATCCCAAGAGGGGGATGCATCAAGTGGCTCCACCTTACATGTGGGCGCCCCAATTTGATTGAGCATTTTTGCAGCAATTGACTGAACCATTTATTTAATTTAGGCGAACGACTCAAGGTGAGCAAAATCATATGCCAAACTAATAGATACCGTCATTAAATCTTCGCTATCATATGAAACGTCATCATATTTAATTGATTTAATCCACGCATTAACTAATCGCCACTCTTCAACCTTTTTACCATCCGAATCAATTGTTTGAATTGTTACATCGGTAAGGCTATCGGAAGCAAACTTTCTTTTTGAAATGCTTTTTCTCCAATTTTCATTTTGCCCAGTCCAGTTGCTTGGAACTTCATAACCGGCGCGCTCAATTACATTAAAAACTGTCGCGGCGATATCTGGATTAATAGGATCAACTAATTGAAGTTCAATGTCTCCCCAAGTAACTCTACCGGGGAACTTAAATTCATGTGATAGAAATTGATGTTTGGCGCCATCTGAAACTGTAATGCTTGGTCTTCCTGCGCTTTTGACAACCCATGCTGGAATGTCCCCTAAGCGCAAAATAAACTTAAATTTACGTTTGGGTTCAATATTCATTGATTGCCATTGTGGCAATGCGTCTGCTTCTTTTCCCGCCATTATATTAACTCCTTCCTACTATAATTAGTATTAATCCTCAAAAGCGGCGCCAGTATTGGTGATAATAAAATCAACTGCAATGAATTCAATTGCCCGGGCGGGCTTCAAGAATACTTTTGCATACATAATGTTTCTATCAACTAAGTCTGGCGTAGTTGTTGTTTGATCTAAAACCAACTTATAATCATCGAGGCCAAACCTTGCTTTAACATCAGCTAAGAAAGGATTAGCGCGATTAATAAATCTATCCCAAGTAGCAGTTACGTTTGGCTCAAACAAAATGTCATTTGAAATTCTAGATATCCCCTTCTTCACAAAGAGAAGTAGCCTTCGAACATTAATTCTATCCAAAGCGGATCTTGTAACTTGAAGCGTCTTTTGTCCAAAAATTACAATACCTTCGTTCGGGAAAGTTGCAATTGGATTAATGTTCGCATCATACAAGTCATCTCTATTTTGTGCAGTCAGGCGCTGAGTTACGTTAACAACTGGCAGTCCAGCGACACCAGTTGAAAGTCCGCCGCGATTAAAGCCTGCCGGGGCAAACCACGGTGCCTTTATTTTGTCTGTGTACGACATTGCACCCAGAGCAGCAACTGAAGGTGGCACGTACACAAGGTTACCCAGAAGAGTATCTTTAATCTGTACCCACGGGTAATATGCACAAGCATAGCTTGAATTTATATAACGATTTCTAAGGTTGTCTACGGCTGTTTTTACAGTAGTGCGATATGTTTTGCCACTGCTGCTTTCGTGTGCCGGCTCAAAGTCGCCTTTAAGATCAACAATCGCCATGGCATCACCGCGTGCTTCACAAATATCCATAAGGTGTGTTGTTAAAGGCTCATGAGCCAAGCCCGGGGCTATAGCTAGATTGTATTCCACAACTTCTGGATCTTTGATAATATCAAGAGCCTCTTTGTATGTGTTGAACACATAACTGTTAACTTCTGTAGGCGTGGTTGAAGCATTGTGCAACAAGCCGCTGCGTGTTGGGTCTTTTTCTTTAATATTAAAGCCATCAACGCCGCCATAGAATACAGTAGTGAATTTAGCAATCCCTAGATCAATAACATCTTTATAGGAGCCGCTAGCAACAGTAACATACTCCGGGGACTTGTGTGAACCAGAAATGTAGTAATAGTTACCAGCCGATGAGCCGCTGACATCATCTAGTGAGAAGCGCCACATAAATCTAGTATAAGTGGTGTCTACGTCTGTTTGGCTACTCAAGCCGTCGCTTTTTGCTCTAACAAGGTCTCTTGTTGATTCATCAAACTTACCATTTGTCTTGGTTAGTCCAGTCCAAGCGCCCCAATAAGCATCTTTAACGCTTGACAGACTTTCTTGTCTGGCGTTTTCTCTCAGGCCCACTTTTGGGTAGCGGAAGATCACCCGGCTGCCAGTTGGGAATGCCTTGTAGTTGCCACTAATTGCATGCTTGACAGTCAAGGCGTTGGCAGCGACCGCGGTCGAGCCGGTGATGCCACCGCCGCCGGCGCTTACATCATAACCCTGTGCAAATGTCTCTGCACCAAGATCGTCCACAAAGTGCGTATATACACCAACATAACTTTGTGTAGACTTGCCGCCGCCGTCTGCGGGGGCTGCGTGGACCGGTCCGCCGTCGCCTGCAGCGCCGGTTGAAAAGAAAGAAGCACTTAGTGAATCAGTTGCATATGCGGTATAACCGACAGAACCGGAAGACCACCAAAAATCTTTATATTGCGGAGGCCCATTTACACCCCACGGCAAATATTCTTCATTAGTTGAGCCGGCGTCGACATCTTTATTCATCTCAATTCGAACATATTTTGAACGATTTGGGTGCGCACCCTTTTCGAATAGGCTACGCTGAGTTGCATCAAAGGTGACGTACATATCACCAACTTTGGCTGCAACATAATTTGTCGAATTTGGATTTAAATTGCAGTTGCTGAATTTTTCAACAATTTGCGGCGCCCTGTCAGTATCGCCAATTCTTCTAAGCTCAACGTCGAAAGTGCCATATTTATTGAAATTATCAGATGAATAATTAAGATTTGTAACCGAGATCTTTAAATTATTTTGCACCCACTCGCCCTGATCCAAACCGTGAAATCTAAATAATTCCTGCATATTTGTTGCATCAAAACTTGCCGTTGCTCCAAAATGCTGTGCAAAAAACCAACCTGTGGCTCCTTCAGATTTCCCAGTGTGTCTGCGACAATGTTCTTTGTCGGTTGCAACACGACTGCCCAATCCAAGAATAATGCCCCAGTATTTATTTGACTGATTGGCAAAGTTCTGCGCGTCGCGACCGCCGACAGAAGAAGAAAGAAGAAACCTTGTTCGCGAATTGGCAGTGTCCGTCACTGCCGTTTCAAAGGTTTCCCCAAGCCAATAAGACGAAGTTTTTGCTGCAACGCTTGATCCAAGAGTTGGGTTTGTATTAAATACGTTGCGAATATAATTTCTGTTACCTCTGTTAAAATTAAATTTAACTTTTGTTGAATTGGCATTGACATCGCCAACATCATTTTTACTACCTGTAATCACAAGAGTAAAATCACCATCAGCGTCTGATGCGATAAATCCAGCTTTTACTGCTTCGTTTTGTGAGGTGCCATGAGTGTCTGTGCCTGTCAGGCCAACCGAACCCTGATCAACATACCAAACAGCAGCTAAGACGCCAGAGCCAGTTAAGGTACTGTGGGTGGCCGCCACCGAGTGCGACAACTCAGATGGAAACACCCACATGCCGTAAGCGCCGCCGTTGCTTGATTCTGCTTTAGCTGCATCTAGAAATTTTGTTGTTGCCCAGCCAGCTTGGCCGCCGCTGGCGCCTGCACTAGCAGCAGTTCTATTTGTGTGTTCTTTGCCTAATAGCCTAACAACATTAATTGTTGGTGAATTTTTTAACCATGCTTGTGCAGCATATGATGCATATAGTGGAGTTAGATAATTGCCATTTCTCCAAACATCGGTGCCGTCGCCGCCAGGGTGCGGTTCACCAAAAACATCAACAAACTCTGCAAACGATTCAACGCGGATGGGCCGCATTGCAGGGCCCCTTCGAGTTCTACCAACAACAATTGGACCAATATCTTGTGGATCTGCGGGCAATACCGAATTGTCTATTTCATTTAAAAATACACCCGGTGAAACAAATTTAAATTTTCTTTCGCTCATGCTTATAACTCTCCTGAAGCCGTAATATGTATGCTACAGTAATTAGTTAATCAAAACTCAAAAAACTAACTTCTACAAAGATCTTAATTTTTCTGATGCCATTTCGTCTTCAATGTCACCCATCATAACTCGCTCGCGCTGAAATCTTATTTCTACCGGGTTTTCTCTTATAACAATGTGCGGAGTCTCTTGATTTTTGTCTGCGCCCAAAATATATCCAAGCACTTTTATTTTTACAGCTGTTTCGTATTTCTTCTCTTCTTCTGCTAATGAAGCTATATTATTTTCCATCGAATATGCATCTTCTATAAAAGCCTCATATTTGTGTCTATCTTGTTCTATCTTAAACTGATTTATGCCGCCCGCATAAACCATAAAAGGCTGCATCATTTCATTCATTTGTTGCTGATAATCTGCCCTCAAATTAATAGTATATTCTACATCATAATAAACTGGCATTGGAATTGTCATCGTCGTGTAAACAATTTTTTCATTTTTAATTTTCTTTCCAAATCCATCTCTATTTGGAAAATTAACTTGTCCATACACTCTTCTTCTATCTTTATTTGCAAAATTTCTAGTTTTATTTTGATTTATTTTTCTTGTTAAGAAGAAAGAGCCTTTTCTATAATCATCTTTTGGAAATATATTTCCGGGTATCGGTCTTTTGC